GATTGTTGGAAGAGATGTATGTTTTTATATGGAGAAATGCCAGACCAGAAGCAGCTTCCGGATACAACGATGATTTAATTATGAGTTTTTGTCAAGGTTTATGGGTTCGAGATACAGCATTAAAGTTAAGACAAGCTGGAATTGAAATAAATAGAGCAGCAATGGCAAACATACAATCTACCGCAGTATACTCATCAAGAGACACTAACAACGCTTGGAAAGTACCAACATCTCACGATCAAATTGAAGATATTACATGGCTACTATAATAATGGAGCTATTTATTAAAAACAAACACTAATGGCAGAGAATACAAATTTATTTAGTAGGATGCGAAAACTATTTTCTACGGACGTAATTATACGTAACGTAGGAGGTAAGCAACTAAAAGTAATTGACACAGCAAAGATACAGTCGGATGGGAATATAGATACTAACAGAAGGGTTGATAGATTCTCTAGAATGTTCTCAACAATGCCAGGTTATTCGTACACACAAGGACAATTACAACTTTACACACGTTTGGAATTGTTTCGTGATTATGAAGCAATGGATACAGATAGTATTATATCATCAGCTTTAGATATCTATGCAGATGAGTGTACAGCTAAGAATGAATTTGGAGATATGCTTACGGTATCATCGAGTAACGAAAGGGTGCAAAAAGTATTGCATAACTTGTTTTATGATATCATGAACATTGAGTTTAACATGTGGCCATGGATTAGAAATGTGTTAAAGTATGGTGACTTTTTTCTAAAACTAGACATAGCTGAAAGTTATGGAGTAATAAATGTAGATCCAATATCAGCATACGAAATGATACGGGAAGAGCGATTTGATCCAGAAAATCCACAAAGAGTTAGATTTAGAAGAGATCAATCAGCATTAACAAATAAATCTCACGTAGCATCACTTGACAGAGACGCAGATGAATATGAAAACTACGAAATAGCACATTTCCGTTTATTGACGGATACAAACTTTCTACCTTATGGACGATCAATAATTGAACCAACAAGAAAAGTTTGGAAACAAATAACGTTGATGGAAGATGCAATGTTAATACATCGTATCATGAGAGCTCCAGATAAAAGAGTTTACAAGATTGATATTGGTAACATACCACCAAATGAAGTAGATACCTTTATGGAAGCCATGATCAGCAAGATGAAAAAGGTACCATACATGGATCCAGATACAGGTCAGTATAACCTTAAATACAACATGCAAAACTTACTTGAAGACTTTTATTTACCAGTTAGAGGTAGTGAAAGTGGTACTTCAATTGAATCGTTAGCTGGAATTACTTATGATAGTATTGGTGATATTGAGTATTTAAAAAATAGATTATTGGGTTCTCTTAAAATACCAAAAGCATATTTAGGTTTTGAGGAAGATACGACTGGTAAAGCTACATTAGCATCACAAGACTTTCGATTTGCAAGAACGATTGAAAGAATACAAAAGATAATATCATCAGAATTGTATAAGGTAGCAATTGTCCATTTATATGCACAAGGATTTAAAGATGAAGATTTAGTTGATTTTGAGTTGCATTTAACAGCACCATCATCAGTATATGAAAGAGAAAAGGTTGAACTTTGGACAAGCAAAGTTTCTTTAGCTGGTGACATGGTAGACAAGAAACTATTCAGTAGAAACTGGATCTATGAGAATCTATTTAATATGTCAGAAACTGCTTATTTAGAAGAGCAAAACAAACTTATTGAAGACGCCAAAGCCCAGTTTAGATTAGAACAAATTAAAACTGAAGGAAATGACCCAGTCAAAACAGGTCAATCATTTGGTACAGCTCATGATATTGCTACATTATATAAAGGAGATGGTGGAGTACCAAGAGGCTATGATGAAAAATCAACAGAAATGCCACCTAAAGGTTGGCCAGGAGCTGGAAGACCACAAAGAAAGATGGACTATGGTACACATGATCACTCATTAGGATGGGATCCATTAGGAGTAAAGACAATAACAAACGTTAGAGAATCATCAAAAGTACAGAAAAAATTAGCCAATTATCAAAATCTAATAGACAGTTTAAAGCAAACAAAAGCTATAGCACTCAATGAAACTTTTAGAGAAACAAACAACACTGAAAATTTATTAAGCGAAGACAACCTATTATCCGACGATTTAGCATAACTTAGCATATTTATATTTAGATGAAAAAATCAACACACTCAAAGATTAAAAACACTGCAATATTATTTGAATTGCTTACACGACAAGTAGCAGCTGATACTATGAAGGGTGTAGATCAATCTCCAGCATTAGCTATTATAAAGGAGTTTTTTAAAGCTGATTCAGCACTGGCAAAGGAATTAATGCTGTATCAAACTTTACAAAATGAGAAATATAATACGCAAGCAAAAGCTAATTATTTAATTGACTCTGTAATAAAACTGCATAAAAAACTTAATAAAGAGTTTTTAAACAAAACAAAATACAAGCTGATTAGCGAAGTTAAGAAGCACTATAACGTATTGAGTTTTTTTAAAACTAATATCAGCGAATACAAAATATTTGCAGCAACCTATAGATTATTTGAAGGCTCAAGTGTAGCCCGTGTAGCTGAGGTTGTACAAAGCCGATACACATTGGCAGAGCATATAACAAGAAAACCAGGCGTAAAAAGCGATAATTCAACAGTGATGTTGGAGTTTTACAACAAGCAGGATGAAGACATTAGATTACTAGCATATAAGTTAATGATAGATAAATTTAATGAAAAGTATGCAGACTTATCTCCAAAACAAAAAGCAATACTAAAAGAATACATTAATAACATATCAAACACTGAAGGACTTAAGCTATATGCAATAGCCGAAAGTAAGCAAATTAAAAAAGCTATTAGCAATGAGTTGCCGAGAGTGAAGGATAAGATAGCAGTTATTAAATTGCATGAGGTAATTAACATACTAGGAAAGTTTGAAACACTCAAAGCAATAAAAGAAAATCACATATTATCATTACTGCTTTATCGTGAGCTAATAAAAGAACTAAAGAATGTTAAGTAATAAACTAACGAAGCAGGAAATAGATGAGGTGAGGGTATATACCAAAAAGCAAGCCAAGAAAATAAAAAAAGAAGGCAGCACCACAGCAGGTGTTCCTGGCTTTTTAACACCTAAAGCTTTTGCAAGTGATAAAGATTCAGAAGGTACTGAAACTTTAGATTTACAAGACAAGCAATACGCTTATTCTATTAAACCATCAAAAGAGAAAATTCATTTTGTTAAACTTAGTGAGGTAAGCTATAAGCATTTTAAAGAAGATGCAAGCCATAGTCAAGTCCAAAAAGTCAATAAAAGAATTTTAGAGGTCAGTAGAATGTTGAGAGAAATATCAAGAGCATTGGACCACAGTACAAAACTAAAAGAAGAATCGTCTATTAGTGATTCATCATACTGGAAGCGTACAAACGAAGCAATAGTAAAAATAAATCGTAGACTAGCTGAGATAACAGATAAAGCTCGTAAATTGGCAAATATAGATGAAGCAACTGCAACTAACGTTAAAGATACACTAATTGGTGTTTTTAATAAAGCTGGAATTCAAATTAAACCAATTGACGTTCAGTACAACACAGTCACAGCTGACAATTATGAATTTGATATAATGTTGCATGGAGAACCTATAGCTATAGATTACAAAGCTGGTGAATTGCTATATCAAGATTACAATAAAGAAATAAGACTTGGCAACGTTAATCGAGAAGCTGAGTTGGTAGCAAACATCTCAAAAATACTAAAATAATGAATAAATCACTAATAGTTGATTTTATTGGCTCTATCCAATACACACCAGAACAAATAAACGAAGCAATTGCACAAAACAATGGTAAGTTGATAGTAGGTGGTGTAATGCAAAGAGGTGATGCATTTAATCAGAACCAAAGAAAGTACCCTATAGATGTGTTAAAGCGTGAAGCTAACAAATATAAAAACGTATTTGTGTCAGAAAAAAGAGCTTTAGGTGAATTAGATCACCCAGAATCATCAGTAGTA